ATGTGGGCCCGGCCGTCTCCATATCCAACCCAAGATATCGAGAGGCCGGCGTTACCGTCCCTCTCCCTTGTGTTCGTGGGGATGACCGGAAACGTTACATCCGCCGCCGGCCGCCGTGCCGTGACGTACCTGAAGCTTCAGGCCCGGTTCGCGCCGGGCGGCGGCGTGGAGGCCGTCAGATCAGCAGGTTGCTGCCCGACGCGCTGGTGAAGTCGAGCTGCACGATCAGGTCGTTGAAGTCGCGGTCGCCGCCGCCCACCAGGTCTTCCCAGCCCCAGGTGTTCAGTCCGTAGCTCCACAGGTGGGCCTGACCATCCGGATTGGCCTGCGAAAAGGCCCAATAGACATAGCCGCTGCTGCTGTTGGTCAGCGACATGGCGATGTGGTCGCCGGCGTCGATGTCCATCAGCAGGTTCTGCCCGTAATTGCCATAACCGGGGCCGTTGATCACGGTGCCACCGGTGAAGAGCTGATAGGCAGCAGCCTGTGCCGCTGCGGCATAGCCCGCCTGGCCGGGGCGCAGCCCATCGATCGTGCCGGAGAGATCGTCGACCTGGTAGAAGCTGACGGCGGTACTGTCCTGACCGTTCTGGCGCACGCGCACCACGGCCATCTGGTTGTCCGCGCCGCCCGCCGTATCGGCGATGGCGACGGCGCGCGCGACGGTGACGCTGCTATCGCCGACGACGAAGCTGGCGAAGCCGTAGTCGCTGGTGAGGTTCGCTTGCGGTGCACCGGCGGCGCTGCCGCCCAGCGACACCGACAGGCTGTCGCCGTCGGCCAGGATGTTCTGCACGACCTGTCCCTGCCCTGCCTTGTCGAACAGGCGCACGAGGCTGGGATCGAAATCGGACTGCAGCACCTGCTGGGCGAGCTGCGCCGTCCAGGCATGGGATTGCGTGATGCCGCTCCGGAAGCCGTAGCTGCTGCCGTCGATTCCGATGACAACCTCCGTCGAGCTCGATGACACCATCTGGAAGAGCAGCGACTGGTCGGCGCCACTCGTCCAGCCGCCGGTGCCGTCGGAGTCGAGCACGGCCGCCTGGTTCGGAAACGAACTCTGGGTGTGTGCGATGGCGGTGAGCGCGCGCCCCAGCAACACGCCATTCGGCGTACCGAGACCGGTCACGTAGTCGTAGCCTGGCCCGGCCGAGTAGCCGATGTCGGTCGCCGAGACCGACCAGCCGTCGATCAGATAGCGGCCCGACGTATCGTAGTAAAAGGTCGAGTTGTTGCTGCCGATGGTGATGTCGTTGAACGAGCCCGGTGCGATCGCCGAGGCGATGTAGAGCAGATCGTTCATGTAGCCGAGATTCGGGAGCCCCTGGTCGTTGAAGACGTAGTTGAACTGGGTGATCCAGCGACGCCCAGAGCGGCGCGGCAACGCTGGTTCCGTAGAACCAGTAGTCTTCGGCATCGTCGTACGTATACATATCGGCAGCTGGCACCCAGTAGGCCATGTTGCCGCCGGCGTTGGCCGACACGTCGGGGACGCCACGACCGCTTCCTCCCAGTGAATCGGCGGAAATCGGATTCAGCCCGTACTCGGTCTGATACGAGGGCGGTGCTCCCTGTGTGACGTCGACGCCGCCCGCGCCCGTGGAGTTCACGGTATAGCCGCTGATCGTATCGCCGCTCACCGTGTACAGGTTCCACACGGTTTCGAGAAAGTTGTTGATGTCGGTAGCCACCGAAGGCAGCGTCGTGAGGCCGCTCATCATCATGCGCCACAGCATGTCCCTGTCGCCTTGAAGCGCCGAATTGGCCATGCTCAGGAGCGTCGGGTCCGTCATCGCGGTCGCCTGGCCGGACAGGGACGTGCCGCCGACGAGCAGATTATAGGGCTGCGCCTGGGTGGAGTTCACATTGGTGAGGCCGTTGGGGATCTGGGCGCTCGATCCGCCGTCCATTGCGGCAATGACGGTCGTCTGGTTCTTCAGGGCGGCGTCGATGTAGAGCTGCTGATAGGCGATCCAGTAGGGCGAGTTCGGCACAGGCGCAGCCAGATCCATCCATGAGCTCGACGTGACGGCTGGCAGACTTCCGGCCGGGTTCCAGATCGAAGCCTGGATGGCACTGAACGTACTGGCCTGAGCATTCTGGAAGGTCCCGCCTGAGCCGTTGAAGAGCTGAATGTCGGAGTTCGGATTGACGGCCGCCACGACTCCGACGTCGGCCGAGCGCTCTTCCAAGGCATCTAGGCTGTGCATGTCAGCAGTCTCGGCGTAGTCTTGGCCGTTCAGACCTTGTGCGGAGACCTGCCCGGTGCCGACGGTACCCAACGTGTTCCGATACTCGTCGAGCAGCGACTGGAAGGTCATGCCGAGCGGATCGTCCCAAAGATAGGTACCGATCCCTGGCTCGATCAGCCCGACGATGCCCGTCGACACCTCCTGTCCATCGAGCGGAAAGTTGTACCTGTCGGCGATGTCCTGTGGCTTCAACGGTGCGGTCGTGCCGCTGTTGCCCGGACTCTGCGCGCCCTGATCGAGGCTCCTGGGAGGGTCGGTACCGAGATCGGTGGCCGGGGCACGGAAACTGGTATCGAACCACAGGCCCACCACATCCCAGTCTTCCGGAAGCACCAGGTCGGTGTCCCAATAGTAAAGGTCCTCGGAGGGCGAGTATTGAAGGATCTGATCCCCGCCGCCGAACAGCGTATTGAACTGGTCGGCGGTGGTGAGTTGTACCCAGATCGTGCGATTGTCGACGCTCGACGTGTAGTAGCCGTCGTTGCCCGCCGTGTTGGCGTCGATGACCGTAAGCCCGGCCTCGACCAGTTTGTCGAGTACGTGCTGGTATTTTGTCGGGTCGGCCCCGTAGCTCGACCAGAGGTCGGAGGCGGCCAGCGCGGTTTGCCGGCTTGCCCAGGTTCCCGCCAGCATCTCCGTCGGATCCGCGACGCGGTCGAGCATGAGTGCCACGTTGTAGATGAAGCCGGCGGTCGCCGACGCGCCGTCGCTGAACCCGTAGGCCTCGGCAGTGCTGGTCGCATCGGTGATGCGATAGCCGGCGAGCGACAGGAAAGTCGAATTGTCCATGAGATCCCCCCCGACGGCTACCGTCCGCCTGGAATTGGCTCGCGTCGGCGACTGGCCCACGTTCTCCCCGCACGAACGCTACAGTTGCGGGATTGCAGCGTGCAATGGGACAACTCACCAAAGTGGGTCAGTGCCCTCCGATCGACTCTCTTGCTAGTTGCCGATGCCGTCCACGACCAGCGGGACCAGGACCTTCTTCGCGAGATAGTCGGAGGCGACCGGAAGGAGATGGCCGTCGTCGTTGCTCGTCAGCCCCGCCGTGCGATCGTCTCCCAGATAGACCAGGCAGCCCTCGTCGTTGCAGAAGGTGCCCTGGACGTCCACGTACGCCGTCGCGCCCGAGCCGGCATAGTGCCGTTTGAGCCCTTCGTTGCGCGCGCGAAGCTCGCCGTTGGCGCCGATCAGCGTGCGGCGCGGCGTGTCCGGCCAGAGCCGGCGCGCGACGATGGTGGGAAAATCCGCCAGCCAGTGCGGCGTCGGCCCCACGATCAGCGTCCGCTTCACGCCCAGCTTCTTCAGCGCCGCATCGAGTGCGTCGAAGCGCCTGGCCGTCTGGCCCGCGCCGTGGGCCAGGATCACCACATCGGGCTTTACTCTTGCGATCGTCTGCAGCGCCGTCCAGTTCGACTGCTCACAAAAGTTCGTGGCGGAGGGCCCGACGGCATCGAGCTCGGGCGTGCAGGCCGAGGTGGCGACCTGCAGGATCTGCCAGTCGGCGGGAAGATTGCGGGCCAGCCCCCAGTAGAGATGCTGGGCGTGCGAATCGCCCCAGAGCATCACCGTGTGGCGCTTGGCGGGATCGCGTTCCGTGCAGCTGCGGGCGATCTCCTTCGGAACCGACGTGGCGTGTCCGGCCAGGAAGGCTTCCGTGTTGTAGAAATTGCACTGGTCCCGGAGTGTCGCGAGCAGGCCCGCCTGCCGCAGGAAATGCCAGTCCGGCGGCGCGTTGTCGAAATGCCGGACGAAGGCTTCGCGCTGCGGATCGAGCGGCCGCAGGTCGGGGAAGCCGCCCATCGAGTAGCAGAGGAAGCCCGCCGCCCCCATCGCCACGGCCCCACCGAGCAGGCCGAGGGCGGTCCCGTCCCTTCCCCATCGCGCGTTTCGGATCGGCCGCTCCACCAGAAGATAAGTCGCCGTCGCCGCGACGAACGCCACCCCGACCGCCGCGAGCCGGAGGGCCACCGAGGGCGTCCCGGCCTCGACGATCCGGACGAAGGCCAGCAACGGCCAGTGCCAGAGATAGAGCGGATAGCTGATCAGGCCGACCGCGACCGCCGCGCGATTGGTCAGGATCAGGCGATTGGGCAACGCCTGCGGCCCGGCGGCGATGACGAGGAACGCCCCGAGGGTCGGCAGCAGGGCACACCAGCCGGGAAAGGCGCTCGCGTGGTCGGGCAGCAGGAACCCGGCGGCGAGGAGCCCGAAGCCTGCCGCGGACGCAGCCTGCGCCGGCGCGCCCTGCAACTGCCAGCCGCGCCCGACCAGCCAGGCCAGCGCACATCCGACCATCAACTCCCAGGCACGCGACGCGGGCGAGTAGAAGGCTTCCGCGGGTGCCCGCCCGGTCAGGTGGATGTTGACGGCGAACGACAGGACGATCGTCACGACGATGGCCGCCACGATACCGTGCCGGAAGCGCGAGACGAGCATCAGGAGCGCGGGCCAGACGACGTAGAACTGCTCCTCGATGCCGAGGCTCCACAGGTGCAGCAGCACCTTGGTCTTCGCGTCCTTGTCGAAGTAGCCGCTTTCCCCCCAGTAGATGACGTTGGAGAGGAAGGCGGTTGCCCCGGCCACGTGCTTGCCCAGCACCCGGTACTCGCCGTCGAACAGGAGGAACCAGCCGGCGACGAGCACGGCCACCAGCACCAGGAGGAGCGCCGGCAGGATGCGCCGGATGCGCCGCGCGTAGAAATCCAGCAGGCTGAAGGAGCCGCGCCCGAGCCCCTTGAGGATGATCGACGTGATGAGAAAACCGGAGATGACGAAGAACACGTCGACCCCGGTGAACCCGCCGCGCAGGAGGTTCGGGGACAGATGGAACGCCACGACCGACAGAACCGCGACCGCCCTCAAACCATCGATGTCGGGCCGATATGCAGTGTCGGTGGTCACTTTCAGGTTCTTCCAGGCACCGAGACGGAGGAAGGCGTATGGCGGGCCGTCCCGGCGGCACCCCGGCACCACGCTTATACGGACGAGCATGTGATTTGTGCAAAGGGAATGAAAGATCAGCACACCCGGAGACGATGCTGCCTGCGCCGGAAGTATTGTTCTTCCCAGAATACTGATACAGCCTTTCAGCCCTGCTTGGCCGCACCGAAAGATAACGCAGGCGTGGAAGCCAGACCGGAGAGAGGCTGCAAACGTCAGTTACCAGCGGCCCCGGGTCCACGGAACCGGCTGACTACTCAGATGGCGCAACCGCCGCCAAGGAACGAAGGCCCGAGCTGTCGGACCACGATCAGACCAGATTGGCCCTGGCCGCACTATTCGCGGCGCTCGTTCGGTCACTGCGCGATCAGGGGAAATGCGATTTGGCGCGCTTTGACGGAGAGATCGAGCGGCTCCGCTTCGAAATGAGAGAGGAAGAATCCCCTCCTCCATCGGCAAGACGGAGATTGCGGTGGACGCACAAGTACCTGCGATCAGGGAAACTGGAGTAGCTGGCGCCAATCAGTCGCGAATGGCCGCTTTCGAGAGCAGCTACCCCTTGCGGAATATTGAAAGTAGGCGCTGCCAAATGGTTGGCGGTTGCGGTGCCCAGGACGCGAGAAACTCACCGTCATACTGGGGGATCACGGCTTCTGGGAAACGTCTGCCATCTGCAGGCCGCAGCAAGGGATCTGCCACAAGATCGCGCTCCATGTACTGCTTGTAGGTCAGGCGTTGCCCCTTGACCTCCGGCACCAGGAGATTGAGCAGCTCATCCGGCGACACCAGTGCTCCGAACACATCGCGGTGCGCAAGGATGAGTTCGGCTGCGCAATCGCTCAATCCAAATATCTCGAAGAGACACGCAGCGACGATCAGGCTCCGCCTGTCTCGCTTAGTGCCCAGCAGGTCTCTCATGTAAAGTGCATCCGCCCACAGCACTTGTCCTTGCGTTGACGGACCAGCCGCGGGACGACCGTCATCGAAGTAGTTGGAATAGAGATATGGATACGGGAGGGCCTTTTTGCTCAACCGGTAAACGTCCAGATCGTAGAGATCGAATGACTGTTCCCGCAAATACTTCTCGACCTCCCAGTATTCAGGGCAGCCGCAGAATTTCTTCGCGAAGCGCACTTCGGAGAGGATGCCCTGCACGCTCGGTAGCAGTTCCTGCGCTCCCTGTAGAATCTCAAGTTCGGCGCCTTCGGCATCAACCTTTATGAAGTCCGCAGAGTGAAGCCCGATGGATGCCAACGCTCCTGAAAGCGTAGCCGTCTCCAGAACCGGCTCGGACAGAACGACTGCGTTCTGACCCGCCGTATAGCGATCAAAGTAGGTAGCATCGGTGCGGTAAAAGGAACTCGAAGCAGCATAGTTGGCGACGTAAACGGTTCGGCGACCGCTCTGTCGATCAAGTGCGTAGGGCAGGTACTGCGTTCGGGGGTCCATCGCATTCAGGCGCGCACACTCGCCGGGGTCCAGATCAAAACCGATGATGCGCAAATGGTCGCCGAACACTGACCAGTACGAGGCCACCCCGCCGCGCGCGCCGACATCCACGACTGTAAATGGCTGTTCCTTGAATGCTCCGGCCTCGACTAGGGCTGCTGTCATTCTTGGCGAGTAGTTAATGTGAAGACCTGACATAGTTTTTACTTACCAGTGTGGCTGAGGCCTTGATAGAGGCATTAGGGGTTGCCCAACTTGAAGGAAACGCTGGAGCCTTCAGGAAGTCTTCCAGACTATGTTCGTCCATACTAGACTTTTCGCCGTCCACGATACTCCGCTAATCCCATGCGAAGGGATTCGGTTGCGATCTCATAGGCACATTCCTTTATTGGCCTCTACGGGCGGTTCCGGCGACGATCGTCACAGCCCGCTGTTCAACTGAAAGTTCCGCCACTTCTCGGCGAGGGTCGATGCACTCGACAGGAGCGAAGCGCCGGCACCCAAATAATTCGGCTGGTACGTTGAGGTCCGCGCACGGTTACTTAGCAGGACACCCGAGTTGCCATAGCTCACACCGGTGATCTGATGTTCGTAGGCCTGCCGCGCCGCCTGCGAGCGCATGATCAGGGCCTCCACTTCACCGGCTGCGGCCGTGTCTCCCAAAATATTGGTGGGACTGCCTTCAAGGTCTGTGCCCTGCGCCGCGAGCCCGGCCAACTGCTTACCAATCTGCTGGTCGGTTAGGCGCCGCCGACTCTGTTCCGCGACCTGTCCGCGCTGGATCGCATCAGCGGCCTGCTGGCGCATCAGCTGCTGGTTCTGAGTGGCGACCTGCGCTTGGTATCGGAGCTGAGCGGCGTTTGCGCCCGCAGCCTGCGCCTGTGAGTTCTGCTGCCCGACTTGACTGACCACACCCATGATCGTGCTGAGCGCGGTCAGGGCGAGCGCAGCGGGCCCCCATACGGGCTGCGGAATTCGGACGGCCGCAAAAGTGTTGCGATGATAGAAGCCTTTCATGCTGCCTCCATGTGAACGACGCGGAACTCGCCATTTGCCAGGCAAAAGGGTTCACCGACCTTGAAGCCCAGCCAGGACAGCCAGCGGATCGCGGCGTCGTATCGGGCATCGACCACGTTGCGCAGCACATCGAACATCGTCAGCCAGTGCGCGAGCGTGCGACGGGTCTCGACCATGAAGGCGCGGCGATGTATGGCGACCAGCGGTGATCCCAGCAGCCACGGGACGCCCGTCGAGCCGATGAGGCTGAGCGGCGCCACGCCGGCCATGCAGATGAGTCGGCCGTCGTCGCGCCATGTCCACGCCTCGCGGGCGGCGGCAAGGCTCTGCAACAGGCCGTCGACCGGATCGAGACCCAGCGCTAGCACTTCCGCGCGATCCTCGGGCCGTAGCAGCGGAGCGAGTTCGCGGGCATCGTCTTCAGTGGCAGGGAGCATGGTGATCACCAACCGCGCTCCGCAATGAAGGCGTATTTCCAGCTGGCGAGCGTCAGGTTCTGCGGATTGCCCGTCGTCCGCTCGATGACGGCGAAGGCGGTGGTGATGCCGGTCTGAATGCCGACCGTCTTGGCCGTCGTGATGATCGGCATGGGGATGTAGGCGGATGAGTAAATCGACACATGCCCTTCCGTGATCTGGTCGCCAGGCGCGTATCCATACTGAGCACTCGTACACTCCAGGACGAACTTGGAGATGCGTGGCTTGACTCCAATGTTGTGGTTGGCGGACGTGAACGTCGCCGCCCCCGGCAGCGTCGCCGTGAACGCCGACGCATACCGACCGTTGTAGGCATAGGCGACCGTCGAGATCACACCCGTCCCATCCGTCGCGGCCTCGCCCATCATCACGAGGTTGACCTGCGGCGCGGTGGCGCCGTTGCCGAGGTAGCCGCGCATCTCGGCGATGTTGAACGTGAACTGGCCGGCCGTCGTCGCGGGCGTGCCGCCCCACTGGTAGACGGGCGCGAGGAGCGTGCTTCCGGTCGTCATGAGGCCGTTGGCGATCGTGACGTACAGGAAGTTCGGCGTTGCGGCGGCGCGGCTGGCGGTGAGGCCCGTCCAGGAGAGGTTGGCCGTGCTGCACCCAATCACGTCAACCGGGCCACCGGTCGTGGCCGACCAGCCGGCTGCCGCCGTGGCGACAAGCGGCCAGGTCGACGTGACGTTGGTGCTCGTGACGGACAGGGCCGCGTTGGTCGACGGCAGGAAGTTCGGCAGACCGGCGGTCGTGACCGGGCCCGCGGCCACGGTCTGGCGGGCCATCCCCGAGAAGACCGGATAGGCAGGGAGCGTTCGCCAGATCAGATCAGCGCCGCTCACGCTCAGCACCTGATCCGCCGTCCCCCGCGCTAGCCGCTTGTACGTGCTGGCGTCGCGGGTCAGCAGGTCGCCCTGTGTCGTCAGTTTGTCCAGGCCGCCGACCGTCGCCTGCAGCGCCTGGATCAGCCCGTAGTTGCTCTGCTCGGTCGCCGGGTCGCTGATGCTGGAGACGGTGTACCGGCCCACGATCTCGGCGAGTTGCTGCATCGCCATGTAGATCTGGTCCAGCCGCGCCTCGACCACCTCGGGGTAATAGCCGCCCTGGTTGGAAAGCACCGTCGTCTGCGTGTAGGGCACTGTCCGCACGATCGTCAGCTTGGTCCCGCTGCCGATGGCCGCGCCTGCTAGCGGATAGGTGACGCTGCCGCCGCTCCGCCCGCCGATGCCGGTCACGCTGTACTGGCTGGCCGACAGCGTGGTCTCGACGCCGCCGGCATCGGTGTAGATGACCGTGAGGTGCGAAGCCTCCAGGATCGGGAAGGTGTAGGGGAAGACGGTCGCCGAGGCGTTGCCGTCGTGAATGACCTTGTTGGTCGTGGTCGTGAGGGCCATGGCTCAGGCTCCGGCTTCGAGGCGGGGGATGATGGCGACGACGGTCGCGGGCAGCGGGTTGGCCTGGCGCACGAACACCCGGCCCTGTGCGTTCCACGAGGGATCGACCAGCACGCGCTCGTCGCCGGTGGTGAGCATGGTCGGGTACCCCGGCTGCTCGGTCGTCCGCTCCTTGATGTCGACGAGGCGGTCGGAGGTCGGCCCGGCGCTGAGGCCGCGCGTGTCCTTCACCCGTAGCGTCACTTCGTTGATGACCTTCTGGCGGCCCTGCAGGGTCGGCGGCCCGGCCTCGATGTTCAGCGTCTCCAGGTCGCAGGTGTAGGGCAGGCCCGCGACGACCCGGCCGCAGGCGCGGGGCAGCGTGACCGACCCGTCCGTGACAGTCGCCGCCGGCTGCACCGAGCCGTCGGCCAGGATGGCGACCTCCCGCCCCTCCAGATGCCACAGCCCGCCCAGCGTCAGGGTCGCCAGCGCCCAGTCCGACAGCGCCGTCGCCTGCAGGGAGGTGTGCGGCGCGGTATCCAGCGTGGCGCTGACATGCGTGCTGTCGGTGTAGGCCGTCACCGTCACCGTGACCTGGTTCTGGCCGCTGCGCAGGATATACCTGGCGCCGACCGACGCCGAGGTGAACGGCGTTTGCCCGGCCGCCGTGACCGTGACGGTATCTCCGGCATTCCACGTCGCACCGGACAGCGCCAGCGTGTCGCCGGTGTCGCCGTTCCACCCGTCATGGCTCACGCCCGAATCGACGCACCACGCCGAATAGACGTCGGGGAAGTACCGGCTGGCCATGCGCTCGACATGCCGCACCGTCTGCCCGCCCACCGTGCGCTTCACCGCCAGATACAGGATGCTCTCTTTGCCCTCCTGCACCGTCGCCACGCTCTCGACCGTGCCGTCGGTCACATGCCGCGACCAGGCATAGACATCGTGTTCCTTCAGGTAGGTGAAGCCCAGCAGCACGCCATCGGACCGCACGCACCAGACGATGCCATCGGGATCGCGCGCATAGGCCCATTCCTCGATCGTCAGCCCCTCGAACAGGTGGCCGGCGAGGATCGAGAGGTTGCGCCCCTGGAAGCTGTCGGACGCGAACTCGTAGGCCACGTCGCGCACCTTCTTGCCCGAGGCCGTGACGTAGAGCGCGCTGCTTTCCGTCCCGATCGGCGGCACGTCGGACACGCCCTCGTAGGACTGCGGCTTCACCGCGCAATTGGCGGGCGTCATCACGTCGGCCTGCGCCCCGGCCCATGCCTTCCACACCGCGCCCGAGGTCCAGACCAGCAGCACGTTGAGGCTGAGAAGGTGGCGGATTTCGTTGACCTCGCGGCTGGCGATGGTGCGGGTGATGGCGTCGCTGTCCTTGGACGGCGAGCTGGTGTTCATGTTGTTGAAGGCGGCCGAGGCCGACGACCACAGGGTCTGCGGCTTGCCGTTGGTGCGGGCGTACCACTGGCGGCCCTCGTGATAGGTCGAGCAGCCGGGAAACTTGTCCGTCGCGTCGAACGGGTTCTTGTCCTCCGGCGGCGTATCGGAGGTGTCGGGCGCGACCGTCGTATCGGTGAAGCCCGTCGTGCCGTCGCCCGCCCGGCCGATGAAGCCATAGACCCCGTTCTTGCCCTTGTAGACGTTGTAGGAGTTGGCGCCGGCGGCATCGGTCCAGGTGATCTTTGAGGTCTGGGTCGTGGCACTCACGGAGGCCGAGGCCACGCTCTCCTCGCCGGTCTCCTCCGAAACCGCCGTCACGACATAGTCGAAGCCCGCTCCGGCCGCCGTGGACGCCAGCGCCGTCGGTGGCTGCTGCGTCGGGGCATAGGTGATCGTCGTGAGCGACCATGAGGCATGGCCGGTGCGGGTCAGGTTGCGCGGCGCATGGGACGGGTGCGTCAAGGTCATCGTGTCCGCGCTCTGCACGAACTTGAGCCGCGGCAGGTCGGCCTCGGGATAGGGCGTCGCCAGCGTGTAATGCCGCGCCGCCGTCCCGCCCGAGGTCCATGCGGCATAGCCCGAGGTGTCGATGCCGATGGCGAAGCTGCTGGCGCCCAGCACGGTGATGTCGACGCTGCGGCCGTCCAGCTCGACCATGCCGCCGACGCCGTCGAGGAAGATCCGGTCGCCGGTCGACCAGCCATGCGCGCCCGAGGTCGTGACGACGCCGGGATTGCCCTGGGTGATCCCGGTGATCGCAATCCCGGCCTCCAGCACGTAGCCGCCGTCCTTCACCACGCGCATCTTCAGGTCGCCGAACTCCAGCACGTAGGTCTGCTCGGTGTTGAAGGCGAAGGGCACCAGCCGCGAACGCTTTCCCGCACTCAGCACTGCCCCCACCCACGCCGTCCCCGCCCGCGTCGAGGCGCCGCCGAACGGATGCACGAACCAGTTGAGGCAGGTCGCGAGACCCACCTGGTACTTGGCGAGATCGACGCGGCCGTGCAGCGCCGGCGACAGCTCACCGGCGGCAAAGCTCGGCAATACCAGCGACGCGGTCATGGCGTGCTCCCGTCGAAACCACGCACCGTGAGGCTTTGCGCCAGCCGGCCCACGTCGTCCGGCATCAACCCTTCATTGGCGCTGTCGGCCATTGCACGCTCGATCCGGTCTTGCGCGCGCCGGGCCAGCCGCTCGGCGAGGTCGGCCTTTTGCGTTATGGCGTGCGCGACCGAAGCCGCGAGACAGTCCACGAAGGCCAGGATGAAGCCCGGCGTGAAGCGTGCCGCGTCGGTCACCCGCTGGGCGTAGACCGCGGTGACCTGATCCTCGTTGCAGTAGAGGAACGTGCCGCTGCCATCGGAGGCGATCTCGAAACCGGCCGCCGCCGCGCCGCAGACCCAGGCCGCGCCGCCGAAATCCAGCCGCCGCATCCTGAGGCAGTCGGACGGATAGGCGTAGCTGGAAGCCCAGCGTGCCGGCGGAGTCCCGGCGGCGGCGAGGGCCAGCGAGACGCGGTTGAAGTTCCAGTCGACCAGCGACTGCAGCTCGTCGCGCTCGGTCGCGTACCAGAGATTGACCTGGCGCGCCTCGGTGCTGTTCTCGGTCAGGTCGGCGATCGTGGCGCGCGTGCCGAGACGGCTGAGCGCCATGTTCGCGATGTCGGTGTCGGTCGGCATCCTAGCGCCCTCCCCCCGCCGCGACGGCCTTTTCCAGCGCTGCCGACTTCTGCGCGGAGCCCGAGCTGGAGCCGACCCAATAGGCGACGATGTCGCCGAACTTGGCGCCGAGCGTGCCGAGCAGGATGTAGGCGATTTCGCGCGAGGCCGCCGGAATCTCCTGGCGTACGACGAACCAGAGAGCAGCCATGAAAGCAGCGGTCACGAGCATGCTGACCACGACGGCACCCCAAGCGATGGCCGAGCCCGCCCGGGCGAGCTCGACCGTCTGGCTGCGCGCGCTCGCGACGTCGGCGAGCTCGGCCTGCAGCGTGTCGAACGCCTGCCGGCGGGCATCGGCCTCGGCCTGGATCACCGCCATCCTGAACTGCAGCGCCAGGTTCGGATCGGTGGAGATCGCCCGCTCGATGCCGGCGGCATCCGAGGTCCCCAGGATCTCCTGCGCGATGCCGGTTACCTTCGAGACGGCCGCGCCGGTCCTGTCGCCCATGATCCAGGAGGCGACCGTCGGCGCGAGGCCGAGCAGCAGGGGAAGGAAGGGCATCTAGGCCTCCTGCGAGAGAAAGAGAGTCCGCTCAGTTGCGCGGCGGACGACGAGGCCGGGCAGCACGCCGTCGGCGCCGCGGTTCCAGCGCTTGAACTGCCCGGCGGCGCCAGCGACGTCGCCGGCATTGAGAAGCCGCAGCAGGGTCGAGCTGCCGAAAGCTCCCGCCCCGACATTGAAGACGAAGCTCACCAGCGCGTCGAACTGCATCTGGCTCAGCGGCACATCGACCAGTCGGTGCACGGCGCCCTCGGCCGCCCGCAGATCCGTGCGCAGCCAGTCGGTTGCCTGTTCTTCGGTGCAGGTGTCGCCCCGGCGGACGCCCCGCGTGTGGCCGTAGCCGATGGTCCAGGGCTCGCCGGTGATGTGGTTGCCCGGGTCGGGATAGGCCTCGGTTTCCAACCCTTCCGAGATCTTGATCAGCGCGAGACCCCGGTCGGAGGTGACCAGGAGGGCGTTGGCAACGTTGCTCATGGCATCCTCGTCGTTGGAGCGGGCGACCACGAGCGCTGCCACAGGCCGTCGATCTTCACGTCCTGCGCGTCGTTGCGGCGATCCGCGGCGTCGAGCCGTTGGACATGGGCGTTGAACCGGCTCTCGGTCGCCCCCTGCAGGGCGGCGACCTGGGCCTGCAGGCTGCGGACGGCCACTGTCGTGTCGTCGAGCGTGGCAAGCGTGCGCTGCGAGAGAAGCACGAGCAGCGCCATGCCGCCCGCCACGATCCAGCGATAGGCCTGGACGCCGAGGCTGCTCATGCGTCCCCCGACGGCTTCGCCACGGGAAACGACGGATCGGTGCCGTCGACCTGCGGCAGGACCGAGAGCCGTTCACGGTGCGGCTCGTGTGCCGGATCGGCGAGCACCTCGACGCCGAGGATGAACAGGTCACCCTGGCATTCGATCGGGTCGAGCGTCGCGGAGGGCGTGGCGATCGACGGGCCCCGCACCCGGTCGGCTTGCTCTGCCGACAGAAGGATGAACATCGGCATCAGACCTGTGCTCCCACTGAAGTCGCCCACGCCTGCACGGCGTTGTACTGCGCCAGTTCCTGCGCATCGGAGAGCGGACCCCCGACCACGACGAAGCCCAGCGCGGCCGCGCGAAACAGATCCGGGGTGCCGGCGTTGTTGCGGGCGAGCGCAAACAGCGATGAGGTGGGTGCGCCGGAGCCGGGCGCCGCGGCCACGGCATCCGCGAGCCGCACGCCCCGGTCGTAGGACAACACCGCCGTCCCGCCGCCCGCCCGGCTCACCACCTTGAGGCCCCGGCTATCGGCAAGAGTCAGGGCGATCGACACGCCCAGATGGTTCAAATGCCCAGCCATGTTGGTCGCGTTGCGGTTCAGGAGCGAAAGCACCCGCGTCGACGTATCGAACGCACCCGCACTGCGCCCGGTGTTGCTGATGTTGGTGCATTCGTAGGCGCCGATGCGCTGGTTCGTGCCGGTGCAGTTGACGCCGTGGGTGGCGGGAACGAAGCCCAGGTTGACGTAGCTGGTCGCGCCATCGCCGGTGTAGCTTCGGTCGATGGTGAAAATCGGCGAGTTCGCCGCAGCCGCCAGTCGCCGCTGCTTCAGCGACGTCAACGCCTGGATCTCGCTCTCCGCCCAGAAGCCCCAATAGTCGTCGGTCAGCGCCCACGCGCCGGAGGCCTTCTCGCTGAAAACGAACTGGTCGACGACGATCAGGCGCACAAGCGACACCGAGCCGCCGTTGGCTGCGACGGCATCGCGCCATGCCAACACATCGGCATCGAAGGCCCGGCTTGCGCCGCCGCCGCGCACCCTGTTGAGGAAGGCGATGGTCATGCTCAGGCCCCGACGTAGACGGTGAGCTTCTGGCCGTTGACGCCGATCTGGGTCATCGCGCTCTGCGCCTCCTTGCCGGTGATCTGCACCGTGTCGCCGCCCGAAAGCGGAATGCCGGCGTCGAGCGCGCAGGTGCCGCCGGTTGGATCGAACGCGGCATCTCCGTTGGCCTTGGCGCTGCTCACGATGACGATGCGCCGCGCCGCATCGGCCGGGACCAGCTCGGCCGAGACGCCGGTCATGGTGACGATCGACCGGGTGAGCGCCGTCCCGGTGAGGTTGGTCAGCACGACCGGCAGCGGCTTCGCCTCCGAGACGGGGACCGCGCTGCGCCGGACGGCGGACTGGTAGGCAATGTCTTGAGCCATGGATTCCTCTCCTCGCGCTGGTGGGCGGGGCCGGTCCCAAGACCGGCCCCTCTGCGTTCACCGCACGTCGGTCACTGGACGAGGACGACCTGGTCGCCCGGTCGGGCGGCCTTCACCGGCGCGCCGTCGCCGCGGCCGGCCAGCGGATCGCCGAAGATCGGCGCCTCGCCGGCGCGGCGGCGGCGCGGAGCGTCGACCGGCGCCAGCGACCGGCCCGGCGGACCGGACCACAGGATGCGCGCGCCGATCGGGTGGAGCTGGACGCCGTCGTAGAAAGGATTGTCGACGACGACGTACTCGGCAGACTTGTCGCTCTTTTCACTCTTGGCCATGACGATGCCTCCGTTCAGCTCACGGTGAAGCCGGACGCGTAGGCCCTGCTGGCCTGACGGTCGTGGGCGAGGAAGGCGGTGAACGTGCCCGCCGTCAGAGGACCGGTCGCCACCGTGTAGTTGGTGCGCAGGTAGCGCTCGGCATCGAGCGGCACCTTTACGCGCAGGACCTCGGTGCCGGCGGAGAGTGCCGCCTTGCCGATCGCCCCGGAGTTCGCGAGCACGACCGGCGAGGAGAAGCCGGCAGTATCGTCGGTCTCCAGGGCGAAGGTGACCGTCGCGGCGCCGGCGGCCGTCACGTTCTGCGTGACGAGGATCACCAGCTCCAGCGGCTCGCCGTTGCCCATGTCGCGGGCCGCGCCAAGATCGACGATGTCGGTCGACGCGGCGGTCGTGGTGACCGCCTGGTCGGTGCCGAAGGTGTTGAGCTTGTCGTACATCATGATGGCTGTGTCCTTTCCTGCGCTGCCGCCTACGACACGGTCGCTTCGGCGAGCGTGATCTGGTCGCACTTGCGGATCGGGATGCCGCCGAAGCTGTCGAACAGGCGGCCGTCGCTTTCGTCGAGCGTGCGCCGGATGTTGGTGTTGTTGGTCGTGTTGGAGACCGCGGCGCCGAGGTTGCGCTGGATGTCAAGCCACTGCTTCACGGTGCGGTTCATGTACCAGGCGGGCCGGCACATCTTGATGTTCGGGATCTTGTTCATCGCCCGCATCATCAGCTTGACCAGGTCGGCCGGCGTGGAGCCCGCGAGATCCGACACGTCGATGTTGCCGATGCGCACCACGTAGCGCCAATCCCGCACGGTGAGTCCCGCATCCCACTTGTAGTGCGTGCGATAGCCCTGGTAGCGGTTGCCGGCGGCGTCGAGCAGCGTCTGCTCGCCCAGATCCTTCATCGACAGGCCGGCCTTGCTGCCCTTCGGAAAGATCCCGTGCACGGTGAGGTCGCCCCAGCCCACCAGCCAGATCGACGTATTGTCCGAACCTGCGCCGCCGCCCGGGATGAAGTTGTTGGCGGTCTGGGAGGTCGCCGTGGAGGTCGTGTTGTAGCGCGGGGCGAATCCCATGAAGCGCTCGGGATTGGTCGCGGTGTTGCCGTAGAACAGCACGCCCGCGAGCTGCTGCGTCAGCCCCTCCAGGAAGGCGCGATCCTCGGACAGACGATAGGCCGCCGTGTTGCCGTTGAGGTCCGCGAGCGCCTTGTCGATCTCCGAGTAGGTCTCGAGCATGCCGCAGGAGTCGGTGATCTGCGTGCTCGTGCTCTTGGTCGGCGCGATGCCCTCGTTGAAGCGGCGCCAGGTGCCGGTCGGCAGCGAGGTCTGCACGCTGGTGCGGTGGCCGGTGGGCAGGTTTCCCTCGTTCCACACCATGTCGTCGGTGATCTCGTTCATCTGCGACAGCAGGCCGATCACCTGCGCGATGCTGCCATTGGGATCGATGACCTTGGACCAGTCGGCCAGGGTCGGGTTGGTCACGGAGAGTGTTGCCATGGAGCCGGGTTCCTAGTTGTGCTGGGAGTTGGGGTAGAGGGACCGGGGGTCCGGTGCGCCGCTGCCGCGGCCGGCATTGCCGGACACGAACGAGTCGTCCTTGATGCTGCGGGCGACCTTCACCATTCCGCGGATCAGCCCCGGATGGTTGGTGAAGCCGAGCCCTTCGAGATAGTCGATCGTCTGCCGGTCGAAGACCCGCGAGAGCGCCGTCCTGGCCTCGCCCAGTGCCTCGGGCGAAAACTCCCTCTCGGAGTTCGCACGCCATTCGCCGGTCTGCTTGGTCCAGCTGGCCGCGGACTGCTCGTTGACCGCCCGCGCAATCTCCCGGTCCCGGCTGACCGTGAAGTCGATCAGCCGCTGCGCCGTTTCGGGCACGATCTTCTCGGCATCGAACAGCTTCATGGCATCGGCGAACACCGGATCGTCGGCGCGGTAGCCCTCGGGCAGGGAAAGACCCGAGTAGTCGAGGGGCGTCCGGGCCGCCATTTCGGCTCCGTCGTCGGCCCCGGCTGCGGTCGACGGGGCTGCGATCCCACCCTCAGCAGCCGGGCCGGTTTCGGTCACGGCGGGCTGCGCCGCCGGTGCCGTCGTCTCGATCGTGTCAGCCATCGTTCTGCTCCTCCGCGGCCCAAGCCGCCAATTCGGCTTCCATCTCGTTGAAGCGGGCGTCCGTGCTCATGAGTTTGGTCATCTCCGGCACGTGGCATTCGAGTTCGCCCAGCAGCTCGATGCCGATGCTGCGGCGCCCGGCGCGGTAGTCCTGGTGCCGCTGTGCCTCGAGGCCGCCCGGCACGTAGCCGTCGCTGCGGATGTCGCAGAGGCCGAGCAGCCCGTGCATGAAGCGGCGGCCGGATTCGGTCGCCATCACCGCGCAGAGATCGTCGGCGATGCGCTCCTGCGCCTGCTTCTCCAGCCGCTCCGCCTCGCGGACCTGCCTGGCGTCGTTCGGATCGTGCATCGCTCAGACTCCCAGTACGGATTGAAGGGCATTGCGGCCGCCGCCGACCTCGGTCTCGCTGAGGGTCTTGGCGCCTTCGGCGACGGCGCCCGCCAACTGCAGGGCCTGTGCGGCCTCGGCCCGAAGCGCGCGTTCCGCTCGGAGCCCGGCCACCACGTCATCGGCCAGGGTGATGGACGCCGGCGCGCCCAGCTTGTCGGCATAGACGTCGATGCTTTCGTCGGCGTTCAGCTTGTCGAGCACCTCGGGTCGCGTCGCCGCGATGCTGCCCGCAAACGCCCACAGTCGCTCGACCGAGCCGAGGTCCGCTGCCTTCTGAGCTTGCGCCAGGATCGAGATCAGCTCGACGTCGAGCGGGTAGCCATGCAGCTCGGGCGGCGGATCGGTGAACAGTCCGTGCTCGGCCATGATGGCGAAGGTGCGCTGGACCAGCGGCTGCAGCAGGTCGTCGTGCAGGTTCTCGAGCACCGGCCCCAGCATCTGCATCTTCTCCTCACGCCTGACGCTGATCTCGAGCTGGGTGCGCGGCTGAACACCGTCCATATCCGAGATCATCAGGAAGAGGTCCGCGAAGAAGGCCGATCGGATGGTGGCCTGGGTTCGCGAAACGAGACGCTCGACCTCGGCGATGGCGCCGGGAGCGGTCTGGTAGAGCGGCCACATCCCCGCTCCCCTCTCCTGGGTGGTGAAGTAGTTGATGGCGCCCGGCAGCACCGAAGAGGCCGAGCCGCGCAGGCTGACATGCGCGCCCATCGGCGGGTTCACATGCTTGTCGACGGCGTTGTGCTCGCGCTTCTTCAGGATCTGCAGCGACTTCACGTCGGGCAGCGCGTCGTGGCCCGGCCCCTTCGAATAGGCGTCGTTGCCGAGCGGCGACCAGCGTGGCGTCAGCGCCGGGAATTGCGAGTAGCCGCCGCAATGGATGAATTCACCCTCGGCATGCCCGCCGCCCTCGCGCCAGTACACCGAGCGGAACCTCTTGCCCGCCGCGTCGAGGCGGCCTTTCTCGTAGCCCGTGTTGGGCTCGATCATGTGCAGGAGAGCGATCTCGGTATCGGCATCGGCACCGCGCGCCCGCTCGGCGATTTCGGCGATGCCATGCTCTGGCCAGCGCGTCTCGATCTGCCGGTAGGAATACATGAAGCGCCGCGCCAGCGTGTCGACCCGGCCGCGCCAGTCGAGACCCAGCCAGTATTCGCCGGTCGACAGGGTGTAGAGGCGGATCACGTCCTCGCGGTCGAACTCGACGATCGCGCAGCCGGTGCCGAACTGGCCCAGCTCCTCGTAGATCAAGGGCAGCGCCGAGTAGAGATTCCCGGCGTTGAACACCATCCGCATGCGCTCGGCGCACTCGTCGAGCCACACCTTCACGGGCGCCAGCGAGCCCACGCGACGATCGGGAATGGAAAGCCGGAACCACGGCCGCGCCGGCGAGGTGACGCCCGACATCAGCCCAGCCACGAGCGTGCGCAGGGCAAATAGCGCGGTCGGATCGAGGATGGCCCCATTGGCCTGGGCGCCGCGGCCGCCCTGGTTCGGTGACGAGAAGAACTGGCCGCGCCTCGGATTGACGAAGCGCGAGAGTTCGCGCCAGCCAGGCTCCCAGGACTGGCGCTGCCGCTTCAGGACATTGAGGCGGGCATCGATGTGACGGCGCAGGGCGGGATCGAGGGCCATCGCTCAGCCCCCCAGCATCGTCTTGCCGCGCAAGGCGGTGGTGGACGCGGCGTCGGCGAGCCCGAGGCCGCCCGTCGCGATCGTCGAGGCGTATCCCGCCATCGCGGCCGCGCGCTTCTTCTGCGCCTCCCGCGCCTCGCGCACCGACGGATCGGCCATGGACGGGGCGGGTTCGGGCGCCGGCGGCAGGGCCGGCGGCGACATCGGGGGATAAGCGGCCTGTCCGCCACCAAATATTCCCAAGGGACTTTCTCCTGTGAGAAGCGAGCCCCTGAGTTACTGATGAACCGGATTTTGATGATGCAAGAGGAAAGTCGCGGCTGACTGATTCTCCGACCAATGCCCGACGGCACGCGGCAGGTCGCTGCGCTTGCTCGCACCGCGCGACACCTCCATCCTCCGCGCCGCATGAAAGCCTGGCTCGTCCGTCACGTCGGCCTCTCGCACCCCTACTACTTTGAGCGCACGATCGCCGTTGCCGTGGCGCTGTCGTTGGCGACGGTGGGTAGCGTCATCGTCCTCGCCTATGGATTGGCGAATGATGTTGCCGCCGGATCGTCGGCGGCGTGGTTCTTCGCCTATGTTGGCGGGCTGCTGGCGCTCGGCATCGCCTGCGCGCCGTGGCCACGCATCACGATGGTCGTGCTGTCGCTGGCAGCGCTGGAGCTGGGGCTCGGGCTCGGCGCTGCGGTAATGGCTGTGCATGGATGGGGCGCGGCGGCCGGGGTGTTTCCCGAGACCGGGGTCCCAAGCGCCGCAAGAGTCTGGCATCCGCTGCTGCAAGCCACGAACGTGCCCACGCCGGCCGGTACGCGCACGCGGTTCCACGTCGATTCGCAGGGCTTGCGCGGCCGAGAGCGCTCACCCGCCGAGCTGAAGGACCGCATCGTCATCGCCGTGTTCGGCGGATCGACGACGGAAAGCACTGTCTTGTCCGACGGCGAGACCTGGCCCGAGCGACTCGAGGCGGTGCTGGGCCCT